TTGGTATAATTTTATCCATTTTTTCTTTTTCACAAGACTTCTGGTGCTTATATAAGCCTTGCCGATAAATATACTTCTTGCCACAATGACATTGAAAATGCTCTGGGGATTTTTTGGGATTTTTATCAGTCTTCTTGTTACTGACATATAATAAGGAGGGTGTATTAGGGTCCATCTTTGTTATTGAACTTCCCGCTGGGATTTTTTTCGAATTTATCCCCTGACTGAACTTTGGTAATAAATTATCATCACATTCATTATTTATTACTGAACTTCCCGCTGGGATTTTTGCGCACTCTAATGTATCCATTTTGTAACTCTTCAGGTGCTTTGTAGAGGAAAGGTGTCTAACGAAATCTCTTTTGTTGTTTGAACCATGGAGGCATTTTTCGCAATAAAATTTCAGGTCATTTTTGTGTAATCCATTTGTATCCATTTTGTAATCCATATGTAATAAATGTAGATTATCTCTAAATACTTTCCCAAGTAAAATTAAAAATTTACAATAACAAATTTAGAATTATTTTTTTTGAATTGTGAGCATTATGCTCTAAAACGCATTTTCACAACTTTTTCCAATCCTATTTCCAAAAATGAAAAATCAACACAAAAAAGCTTGTGTTAAATTTTGAAATCCCAAATGACTTTTGAAAAAAAAGTGAAAAGTGAATTTACCTACATGTATCGTTTACAGACCGATATTTCTGGCCTTTTTTCTTGTCTACACGATGTAGACAAATAGCTACATGATGTAAACAAAAATATTTTAATTTTTGTCCAAAAAAGCTCGCTTGACATCAAGGTAATTGTAAGAAAACATCCTCTAGATTCCTGAATCCAAAAATCAGGATTTTATTCATCGTTATTCGAGGATAAATTATGTCATTTATAGAACCTTTTTTTCAGTAAATATCGATCAAGATTCATGAATCCAAAATTCCAGATTTCATTCGCCGTTTTTCGAGGATAAAAATCTCCATATTTAGGACATAATATTATCCCCCATATTCCTGAATCCATAATTCCAAATTTTATTTGCCATTTTCCGAGGATAAATTTTATCACATAATATCTCTTTTATATATTATCCCCCAGATTCCTGAATCCATTATTCCAAATTTTATTTGCCATATTCCGAGGATAATTTTTACCATATAACATATTTTCATATTTAATCCTCTAAATTAGGGATATCCATTTTTGAATATATTATCTACCAAAAACCATAGATTACATACCTTATAGAACCTTTTTTTCAGTTAATATAATATTTTAAATAACTTAAAGAAAAATATTATATTTATTCCTCATAATCATCGAATTGTAATGTATATCCATCATCTATATCCTCTCCATAATCATCATCTTCAGGCATATCAGCTAAGGAATCAACCTCTTGATTTATCCTATTTTCTACTAACTGATTCTGTTCCTCCTCTAATCTAGCAATATCTCTATCTGCTGTCATTGCTTGTCCCATCAATTCTCTCTCTTCCAACTGTCTCTCTAATATCTCATCTGCCTCCCTTTGTGCCCTCTCTTCATCATAAGTTCTTGCTACATATTGAGTTAAACCCTTCTGTTGACCCTTATTCCATCTTTCAAGCCTATGATTTTTGAATAAATTTTCTATTTGTCTCTCTTCTTTATCCATTTCCTTCAATGTAGTTGTAATTTTGTGTCTTTCTTTATCTTTTGCTCTATTTATTTTCTCTTTTATCATTGATCCATTTACATTTATTTTATTCTTTTCTTTACATATCACTTGAAACATAGTCATTATTAATGAAGCTACTTTCTCTTTTATATTCTTTTGTTCTCCTCTCACTACATCCAATTCTGTTATTTCACCAGTTAATTCTTCTTCTACTACTATGTCTGTAGTAATTATATCTTCAACTTCTTTCTTTGATAATTGTTCTCTAGATATAAGTGATACATCATCGGTCTGTTCGATCAATTGATTAATAACAAATAATATATAAAACTGGAATAACTGTCTAACTAAACGATTGTCTAATATAGATTTTATTTCAGTATCATTCAATTTAATTATATTGGCATATAAATTTGTTAATTGAATTAATTTATAAAAATTCTTAAGTTCTTGTTGATTTTTGGTTAATAGAGGAAAAATGTTGTCGTCATTATAAAATTTTCTTAATGGCTGATATATATTTTTTATAAACTCTTTTACATCAGCTACATGATTCTCTGATAATTTCCAATGACTTGGTATTTTTATAGATTGATAATCTACTTTATTCATAATAATATCAGGAAAAACATATATAAATGAAAATAAAGAATTTTTTACAAATAAAATGGCTTTGTATAATGTTTCATCCTCTTCATTTTCAAAATAATTATTTCCTATCTTATTAAATTCTACTAATTTAAATATACATTCCAATATCTTGTTTTTCTCTCCTGATGATTCAGAACTATATTTGGATATAAAATCTACTATTTTATTATTTAATACTTCTATATTATTTCCTAACCAATTTTTTAATTCCCTTGAATTTCCTTCTCCCTCCGAAGTAATATTATAAGAATCTAATGTATCCATTAACATATTTAAAAATTCTTTGTCAACCATATTATCACTATCTTTCATATTACTTATTAAATCTCTCATTTGTTGTATATTTGATGTATCATTATGAACTAAATCTAAAGTAACTATATTCATTTTACTTACCTCTAATATCAATTCATTAAAAGCTTCTATTGAATATATTTTACCTTCTTTTTTTAATAATTCTATTTTATCTTTTATAGAAGCGGATTTATCAAATTCGTCAGGTTTATTTAAACAAATTGATATTAATTTATCATTTATAGGTATATTATTATTAAAATTACAATATTCTATGAATGCTTTATATATTGTATCTTCCGAATATTCATTTGATAATGGAGGAAATTTAATTTTTGTATCGGCAGCATCCAATAATAAGGCTGGTTGAGTCATATTTCTTACATCAAATACAATATTATATAAATAATTAACAATTCCATTGTATAAATCAATATTTTTATCCTTATCTACAAAATAATTAATTGTATTATAATCTCCTGTATTACAACAAGCATTTTGTAAAAATGGCGTATTAGCACTATTCGTTAATAATAATTTCTCTTTTTCAACAACTTGATTTATAGCTTTTATTATAGCCATTGAAAAGTAAATAATTTTACAATTAATTGTGTAAATTTGCTCAAATTGATTCTTTGAACCAGTCTTTATATTTTCTTTAAATGAATTTCTAAATTCAGTTGATAAATTTGCAGGTGTTTTTTGCTCTATTTTTTGTAAAGGAGGCAAGAAATTCATCCATCTTTTAATATCTAATTCAATTGGAATTTCATCTCCCTCATTTTGGATCAAATAATTCTTTTTTTGTTCTATTAATGCTTGAATTTCTGTTTTCCTTAATATATACGCATCAAATGTCTTTTTCAGAGATAATTTAATCTTTTCTTTATTTTTTGGTAATGCCTTCCAAGGATAAGTTTTACTTTCTATAGATGCAGCTATACAAGCTATATACTCTATATTTGACAAATCTTCATCTCCAGTTACAGGATATCCTTGAAATGATTTTTTACAACCTGGAAATGTTTTTTTTGATTGTAAAGAAGGAACACTTACCGAAATAAAGAGAGAAATGTAAGATAAAGTAAATGTTAATAAAGAAGCATTAAATACATCTTCGTAACTTTGTTTCTTTTTCTTTGTTTTTTGTTTTTCTTCAAATACTTCTATTGAATCAACAGTTTCCTCTAATGCTATTAGAGTATGATTTATTATATTTTCTCTCAGATCATCTAAATTTAATCCTAGTTTTTGTGCTATCACTGTAATGACATTATTAATTAATTTAGCCTTAGGATTTGTTATTAATTGTGGTTGTTGAACTGTTGCTGATTGTAATAATGCTGCTCCTGCATCCATTTCCAGTATATCTCTGGAAACTATTCTATATCCAGATTCCTCAAATTCCTCTTCTGTATTGAGCGCTATTTTTTCAATCATATAACCAGTATACTTACACCAAGTAATATTATCAATATTAGCTCCTTGTTCTTTCTTAATAATATTAAGAGTTTCTTGATAATCACCATTCATAATAAAAACACTGGCTAATGTAGAGATAAAAGTAGGTAATAACTGAGTATTCGTTTCTATACAATATAACCAATATGGGCTTTCATCGAGACTTTCAATATGAGTTCTAGTCGCTTTTTTAACAAATTTAACAATATCAGTATTTCTTTTAACAATATCAGATTGACCTAATATAGTATCTCTAATTTTAACAAATGGAGAAGTAATTATATCTTCTTCTTCTACATCCTGTGAATAAGCCAAATGTTTTAATTCATATTTAAACAATAAGAAATTGTTAATTGCTTTTAATCTTTTAATTCTTTCAGTTGCTAATTTGAATTTTTTATTTATTTTCTTTTTATATTTCTTCATATCTTCTTCATATTGATTATCAAATTCTTCTTCCATTTGTTTTAATAAATTAGTTCTCACTAATTCAGAGGCATAGGAAGTATCTGCACATGTATCATTAATATTTATACATTTATTTTGAACATTACAAAATAATTCATTAGTTCCATAAAAAGAATTAGGAGATATGGACTCATCTTTCACCCATTTTTCATTTTCTCTTTTATAATAAAAATACTTTACACTATCTATATTATCTATTTCTAATACAGCATATTGACCATCTTGTACTTTTCTTTTACCATCAATCATAGATGTAGCCTCATATTTAGCATCACCTTTATTTAAACCAATATTTTGAATTAATTTTTCAGTTAAAAAGTTTTTAAAAGTTTTATCATCCATTTGTGTTTGTTCCATTTGATATTCATTAATTATATCATAGACAGTTGGGTCATATTTTTTATCAAAATACACAGGAGTTTCATTATCCTCTAAGAGATCAGTTAAATCTATATATCGTTTGGATAAAACATATTGTTTACATTCATTTTCAATTGCTTCTTTTTTGAGATTAACTTCAAATTCATTTTTCTTTTGATCAAATAATAAATCAAAATCGAATGGGGTATATAAATCTAAATTCAAAAGTGTTAATGTAGTATTATATAATAGAGTGTTGTCTGTAATCATCATTTTTCTAAGTATTTCTGAATTAGATAGTATATATTCTTGTGCTGTATTTCCCTTGTACTTATAATTTACATCAAAACCATAAAAGTCCATAATTAAACCAGATAATTCTAGTCTTCCTTTTAGAATTTTGTAAAGAATTGATTCGTATTTAAAATCAGTAATATTTTTAGATAATGTATTAAATTGATCTTTATTTTTAAAATATTGTTTTTTGTATTCAAGTATTTTACTCTCAATAAACTGATTAATTTCCTCATATTGTTTGTAAGAAATATCATCTAGATAAATTAAAAATGGTTGAAGATAATCAATCACAGAAACAAGTGTTAATTTACCATCAATATATTTTTTAACTAAATTAAATAATACTCTTGTTTTGGGAATAATAGCATTTAAATATTTTTGATATTTATCGGGGTCAGTATTATTTTCAGCCAATAAATATTGTGTTGTTTCTTTTAAATATTCATTTTCATCAAATTCTAATGGTTGATTTATATCCTCAATATAATTAGTATTATATTTCATGTTTTCACGGAATAATTTCCAATAATTAATAAAATTTCTATTTAAATTAGCTTTATTGTAAATTGGAGTAGATGGTAAGTTTACATTTGAAAAACTCATTAATGGTTTAGGTAAGGTTATAAAACCTTTGACGGAAATTGTATCATTATTAGTAAGAGGAACAGGTTTAGTTTTTAATACAGTAGAAGTAACATAAGTAGTTTGTAATTTTTTAAGACCAAGATTATATTTATTAATTAAAAATCGTTTGGATTTAACATTACCTTTTGTAAAAACAGATGAGTAAAAATCATTTAAATTATCAATTACAGCTGTAATATTATCATTAATTTGTTGAACGGTAAGTGAATCATTATATTCAATGGAAGAAAAAGGAGTCAAATAAGGGTTTAATTTTCGCATATAATTATTAAAATTGTCGGTATTAGATTTATATAATTCTCTGATATCATATTCATTATTTCTTGTATCAGCCAAAGTTAAATCAATGACATCGGGAATAGAGTCTTGATTATCGATGTCAAAATCAATATCATATAATTTCTTTTGATTTTGGGCAACTGGTAATATCCAATAAAGATTTTGATTTAATTGTTGTAAATGTTTAACTAATGGTTTAAATTCGGCGCCTTTTTTCAATGGCAGTGTGGCATTACCATTTTGATCAAATAGAGAGAATTTCTCTCTTAATTGTTTAAATCTTTCAATTTGAATATGAATATTATTTAATACTTTTCTAGTTCTTTCGGCAGATGGATAAGAAGCTAATAATTCATCTAATAAATCATTTACTTGTGAATCTAAACTAAATCTTTTTCTCTCTTCATCTACTTCTACTACTTGTGAAATATCTCCAATAACGGGTCCAAATTCAATAGCATCCGCTTCAATAATAATATCTCTAATTTTATCTTTAATTGTTTCAGTTGGAACTTGAATGATTGGAGATTCCAAATCTTCTATATCTGGAGTAATATCTTTTTCTTCTTCCTCTATAATTTTACTTGATTCTTTTTGTTCTGGAGCAGGTCTAATAACGATTTTATCAATAGGTAGTTCATCAGGGATGCCTTTATAAGCAAAATCAATATAAATTAATTCGCCATCATCATAAGTTTTTACTTCAATCATATCTTCTTCTAAATTGGTTATTTGTCCAGTTATAGTAATAGGTAAATCACCACCGAAATGTATATCAATAAAGGTTTCTGGTAATAAATTATTTTGTCTAGCATAGCCTTTATTTTCAGGCCTATCTAGAATAGTAATAGAACTAATACTTTCATCGGTAAGGTTTCCATCTTCATTTATATTTAATTTGATTTTCTCTCCAGATAATTCATCAATAACAATAATTTTTTTGGAATCAATATAATCTATTAAAAAGTTATGTTGATTAATATCTGGATTAGTTGGAGCATCGATTTGAATAATATCACCTAATTGTAAATAAATAGAATTATCTTTTTCCATTACTTTATAGTAACAGTAGAAATTAATATGAAATACGAAAAAAATTGATTTTAAAATATATTAAAGAAATTAAAATATAATAAATAAGATGGCTAGTTATAATCTACAGAGTGTTCCCCGAATTAATGAATTATTATTTAATAATGATAATTCAGTTGCTAGAGATGAAATAGCAAAATCACTAAATTTGAAGCTAAAAACATGGAAATTTGGAGGTGTGAATTATCAAATTCTAAAGTATGATAAGCAATGGCTGGCAAGAGAAAATGAAAAGACAATCGGTTTATTAAGATCGGTCATTTTTAAAGATGATGGAAAAATTGTTTGTTTTGCTCCTCCCAAATCTCAAAACACAGAAAATATTAAAATTACTGAAGAAGATCAATATGTATCTGAACAGTTTGTTGAAGGAACCATGATTAATATGTTTTATGAAAGTGAAAATAATAGTTGGCAAATAGCTACTAGGACAAGTGTAGGAGGAAAATTAAACTTTTATATGGAAAATGGTTTTAAGAGTGAAGAAACATTTTCGAGTATGTTTGATGAGATTGTAAACGAAGTAGTTCCAAATTTGAAAGAGAAGTTAAATAAGAAATATATGTATAGTTTTGTGATTCAACATCCCAAAAATAGAATTGTAAAACCAGTTATAGATAAAAGATTATATTTGGTAGAAATTTATGAGATAGATGGTCTTACAGTAATAAATAAGAACCAGGAAATGGATGATTTAGTAAAAGAGGTTCCGAATCTAAGATTACCAAGGCGCATTCCAGTAAAATCTGACGCACAATTAAATGAATGTAAAGAAACTTGCGCGTCAATGAATACAAAATATTCAATAGTAGGAGTAATAATTAAGGATAAGGAAGGAAACAGATATAAATTTAGAAATCCGAATTATGAACATGTAAGAAGGTTAAGAGGAAATCAACCTAAATTACAATATCAATATTTAGCTTTGAGGCAGGAAGGAAAGATAGCAGAATATTTGAAATATTATCCAGAGCAGAAGAAGGTGTTTAATGAATATAGAAATTTGATGCATGATTATACAAATCAATTGTTTATGAATTATATTAAATGTTATGTAAAGAAGGAAAGAGAATTAAAAACATTTCCAGAAAATTACAGGACACATATGTATAAGTTACATCATGAACATTATATACCAACTTTAATGGAAAAGAAGGAAGGAATTAATAAGGCATTTGTAATTAATTATTTCAATGCGATTCATCCCGCAAAACAGATGTTTGTATTAAATTATAGTAAAAGAAAGCAGATGATACATGAAATGAATCCTTCACGAGAGATGCCGGATCATGATATAAGTGTAGAGGAGCGAATGCGAGAGATAGCAGAAGATAGAAGAAAAAGATAGGGATATTTATAAAAAAATAAGAAGAATATACTAACTAATAGTGATCTTAAATAAAAAATAAATTTTATAATAATTTTATTTTTTATTAAATTATGAATTACTTAAAATTTTTTTGAATTTTGGAGAAAATTTCAATAATTTTTTGACAAGATGTATTTAGATATTGGATAACAGTAGTATTGGTTTCTGGTGTATTAAAACCCATACGAATAACTCCATTGGGGATATGTGGATGAGGAACTTTAAATCCAACAAAAGACAAAGAGTTATCCTTGACATAATAGTCTTCATACAAGAAATATACCAAAGCATTTCCGATAGTATAATCTTGGTCTTTTAAAGTAATAATAAATTCATTGGAAATAGTGCTATTTTCATTGGTTTCAATTTTGATTTTAGAATCAGGTCCATTATCCATTTTTTCAAGAAGAGACATTAAATATCTACATTTTTTCATCATAATATCACATGCCTTATAAACAATAGCAAAATTAGTAAATACTCCTACACTTTCAATGACAAAATCATAACTATTAGGAATAATGACTCGTTTGCCATCTAAAAGAAACCAATTATCTTTTTCAAATTCAATTTCTTCTTTAGATAATCCTTTTTTTTCATATTCTCTTTGAATATCATTCCATTTATCATTGGCAGTGACAGTGTCTACAGTAGCACCATAAGAACATGTAGAAACAACATTATACATACCATCTTCTTTTGAATGTCCATAATCTAATGTAGAAGTAAGCTCAAGATGTTCTCCTTCCATATTATCGGATAGTTTAGGACGAAGACGACAAATAGGGATGTAATCATTAGTAATAGGATCAGGTGGGAAAATATTGCGAACAGCTGATTCCGAAATAAATTTATCGGAAGTAATGTTTTTAATTTTAAAGTCTTTAGTAGTAACTAAAAGAGTAGAGTCAGTATTATTAATAACATCTAATTCAATTGAATATTCGTCAATTGGGAATTCAGTGTCATTAATATGAATAGGAATACAGCCAATTCTTTGCTTAAGGATTTCATTATTAAATCTACTTGTATTAGAAATAATATTAACTTTGCTTTCAGAGTGAGGGAATGTTCTGAAAACAACTGTAGGAATTTCAGATAAAATAATTCTTCGCAATGAGTTTGCTAAACTGGTGGGAGTATTACTAAGTGTAAAATTCAAAGTATTATTTTCTTCAGATGTGATTGTAATCTTAGGCTCCATCATATTGATTTAATATAATATAATAATTTATTTTAAAATCAATTTTTTTATAAATAAATAAATTAGTTAAAAGAGTATGAAAATATTTAATAAATAAATATAAATGAGTTTAGTATTATATTATAGTAATTATTGTGAGAATAGTAAAGGAATTTTAAGAACTTTATCGAAAAGTGAATTAAAAAATGAGATACATTTTATTTGTATTGACAAAAGATTTAGAGATAGTCAATCAGGAGGAATGTATGTTTTATTAGAAAATCAACAAAAAATATTATTACCTCCTCAAATTACCAAAGTTCCAGCAATGTTATTATTAAAAGAAGGGAATTCAGTAGTGTTTGGAAAAGAAATAGAATCAATAATAAAGCCTAAGGATGACTTTAGGAACGCATCGGCAACAGGATTTAATGGAGAACCTATGGCATTTTCTTTAGGTTCAGATCAAACAGGTTGTTTTGGTGTAGCAAGTGATTCATTTAGTTATTGGGATCAAGGGAGTGATGAATTATTAGCAAAAGGAGACGGTGGATTAAGACAGATGTATAACTATGCGTCAGTAGAAAATAATTTTAAAATAGAGACTCCTCCTGATAATTGGACACCTGATAAAGTAGAAGAGACAGCAATGAAAAATATGGAAGAAGAAAGGAATAAAGATTTACAAATGCAAAATATGAATAAACAAATATTAAATTAATAGATTTAAAAACAACTATTTGTAATATTTTATAATGGATAAGACCGCAATATTAAAAGGCTTTAATAATCAATTTGAAGAATTTTTAGAAGATGTAGAAACATTATTTCCTAATAATAAAGATATCAAGACAACAAAAACAGGTTTAATGATGTTAAGAAAAGCAAATCCTAAGATGATAATAGGAGTATGGTATAGATATGTTTGTGAAAAATATGAAGGTTATATAGAAAATGAAGATATTGAATATTTTTTACAAAAGGATTATAGTGAGGATTTACAAAAGAATCCAAATGCTTCACAAGTATTAGAAGGTATTGATAAAATAAGAGAACCTTTAAGAGAATTGGATGAATCGAATAAGAAAAAAACGGTTCAATATTTAAAGAATTTAAATCAGTTGTCAAAAATATATAATAATTAGTTTGATTTAAACAAAAATTATTTAATAATTGTATAATGTCTAAATCAAATGATAAAGATGAGGCGCTACCAGAGGATTTTCCAAAATTGATTTATGATTTAATCAATGATATTTTGTTTACTTTTCCAGAATACAAAGAGAATTTAGATGAAAATTTATTAAAAATAAAGGAAGAACAAGATAAAGAAAGTGTGGTAAAAATTTATGAGCATTTAAAGAAAGTGTTACCAGAGAGATTTTTTGATATATTGTATAAGAATGAGGCTATGTTCCAAAAGGAGGAAATAAATACAGAATTTTTACCTGGGATAGAATTTAAGAAGCTTTGGAAAGAAGAAATTTCAGTAAAGACAAAAGAAACAATTTGGAAGTATTTACAATTAATTTTATTTACCGTAATAGGAAAAGTAGATTCTCAGGATTCATTTGGAGATACAGCAAAGTTATTTGAGGCGATAAATGAAGATGAGTTGAAAGATAAGTTAGAGGAAACAATGAGTAATTTACAGAATATGATGGGAGGGGAAGATGTAATAGATATATCTGGTATTGATATGGAAAATTTACCCAGACCAGAACAAATTCAAGATCATATTAATGGATTATTAGATGGAAAATTGGGAAATTTGGCAAAAGAGATTGCTGAGGAAACAGCACAAGAATTAAATTTTGATACGGAGAATGCTCAGTCTGTAAATGATGTATTTCAACAATTATTTAAGAATCCAGGAAAATTAATGAATTTGGTTAAAAATGTAGGTGGTAAATTGGATAGTAAGATAAAGTCAGGAGAGATAAAAGAAAGTGAAATAATGAAAGAAGCTAGCGATTTATTAAGTAAAATGAAAGATATGCCGGGAATGGGAGACATCCAGAGTATGATGAGGCAAATGGGTTTGAATTTAGGTAAAGGACAAAAAGTAAATTTAGGTGCAATGCAAGGAAAATTAAATCAGGATATAAAGTTAGCTCAAATGAAAGAAAGAATAAAACAAAAATCACTGGAAAAGCAAAAAGAGAGGGAACATCAAGAATATTTAAATAGTTTACCCAAACCACCTCCAATGACAGATGCTCAAATAGAGGAGTTGGTATTTTCAATTGAAGGAGAAAAAGCAGAAAAGAGTGAAAGGAATGGAAATAATAATAATAATAATAAGAAAAAGAAAAAGAAAGGGAAGAAAAAATAAATAATTAAGAATATATATATAAATGGCAAGTGAATCTACAAATATCTGGTTTAATGACCCATCAATATTATTTAAAAAAGAACAATTAAATCAAATTTGGCCCAAAGAGGGAATGTCCCGAAATGAAAAAATAAATGCTATTACGAGATTGGTAATTATATTAACAATTTTAGGATATTTAATAACACAATCATTAAATTTTTTTATAACAGGTGCTATAACTTTAGGTGTAATAATTTTTCTTTATTATGCCAAATCTTTAAAACAAGATGATAAAAAGAAACAAGTAAAAGAGGCATTTACAAATCCAAGTGTATATAATGCTGTTAAATGTAATTTTACAAATCCAACTGAAAAAAATCCAGTAATGAATGTATTATTACCTGAAATAAAGGATGATCCAAAAAGAAAAATGGCTGCTCCCGCATATAATAGGGCCGTTGAAAAACAAATAAATAATGAAACAGAGGATTTTGTGATATCCAATTTTAATAATGATAAGAAATTAAAGAAGAAATTATTTTCTACTTTAGGCGATAGTTTTGAATTTGAAGATTTTGCTCAACATAATTTTTATGCTACTCCTAACACTACTATACCAAATGATCAACATGGGTTTGCCGAATTTTGTTATGGAGATATGGTTTCAGGTAAGGAAGGTAATGATTTTGCTCTAATGAGAAATAATCCTCGAATTGGTTCTATTACAGGACAAAATTAAATATATATTTTAGAAAAATATTATTTTAAATATATATATAAATGGCTGCTTATACAAAAGATTTTACATTTGATCGTTTATCCAGAATCGGTGATGATAGTTGTTCTCTTAGTCAATCTAATATTCAAAATGCCGAATCTGCTAATTATTTATTAACCAACTATTTTGTTCAAGATTGTGGTTTAAAAAGACCTATTGAATTTGGAACTAGTCAACCTGGTATTTTTGTTAGTGCTCCTGGAAGCCAAGTAGGAATGGGTGGATGTAATATTGATGCTAATTCAGATTTATTAATTGGAACTATCAATACTAATCCTAAGTGTAGAATTAGTTTATATGAAAGACCATTCAAAACAGTTCCTTTCTTAGGTAGAGGTCCTTCCAATCCTGTTTTAGAATCTCATATTCAACAAGGAGATATGATTCAAAATAAAAAGAGCATTAATACCACTACTGAACAATCCTATATTCCTTACCAAAATTATCCTCTTCTTCCTTCTATTGAAAATTCAATTACCAACCCTGCTAATTTAGTTGAAGGTGTTGCTGCTGATGGATGGATTAGAGGTGGTGTTCCATCTAGAGAATTACAAAAGGACAAAGATTATAAAAGTGGACATAGTATGTATCAATATTAAATACTTAAAAACAACTAATTAAATTAATATATGACTGATTTACAATTAAATCATTTATGTACTTATAAATTAATAACGGAAGATGATGAAGAAGAAGTGGGGTTGAGAGAAATGTTATATAAAATTCAGTTATTACAAATATTTAATATAGAAGAATTTGAAGAGGACATTATAAATCAAAAAATAGATGATTTATTTGACTCTATAAAAAATGAAGATTTTATAACACAAATTATTGAAAAACATCCTTATAAAGATACATTGTTTAATGATTTAATTTTTAGAACTTTATTTTCATACGATTATTTAGATTTATTTCATAAATGTTTATACCATTTTTTTAATCAATTGCCTTTAGAAACTTCCTTACAAAATTTATTAGATAGTTTTCAATCAAAATAATATCCATGTATATTAATATGGCCTCTACTAGAAATAATAATACACCTGGAGATTATTGTCAACAACAAAAAAGTTATAAACAATCTTTAGATTATAATCAATATCAATATTCTCAAGTCGGAAGAGCATACAAAAATGCTTTACCCTGTATGGGTATAACTCCTAGTCATATGCCTAGGGAAGCATTTTCTCAAAATTCTATAGAAATTGAATCTGCTTTATTTGGAATAAACTCTACAAATTTAGTAAATCCACAAAAACCGGTTATTCCCCAGCTTAAAATTTTACCTGGTGTTTCTTACTTTGAACGATTACAAACATTTATGCCTGAACCTCTTGTAGTTGAAAAATATCAAAGACCTTTTCCTGTTCCAAAATAAGGTTAAATTTATATAATTTTTATAATGTAATTATATAAATGTCTTCGAATACAAACTTTACATGTAGAGAAACATACTATAGTTATGGTAGTTATTTAAGAAGCAGAGGATATGATAAAGAAATATGTAATTTAGTAGCTGCTATTGAAGCAGGACAAATAAAAATCGGGCCTATTACTCCAGGTAGTTGTTCGAATAATAACATTAATCCTACTACTATAAATAACTCGGTTACTATTAATGGTTGTCCAAGTGGCCATAATTCCACAACAGGTATTTTAAAAGTTACAGGAGGTAATAATGGTCCTACTAATGTGGATCCCTCAGGAACTATTACAACATTTCTATCAGGTTCAACAAATTATGGTATTCAATCTAACACTGGTATTAGAAATCTTGGACCAATTTATTCTTCTACCGATTGTAATCATTCTAATTATTTTGGTGCTGCCAATCATATTTTTGCTGGCGGTTCAGGTGGAGACTGTAGTGCCAATGTTATTGTAAGAGGTAATCTATTAGTAGATGGTTCTTTTGTAGAATTAGGTAGTTTTTTTGGAGAAACTTTAACTCTTGTTACATTACCAGCTAACACTGCTTTAGGAACTTTAAATCTGTTTAGATCACCCCAAGCAAATGGAAATACTATGACAGTTTATAATGATACATCTGACAATATATTATCTGGAGGTTGGGAAACCGGTTTAACTTTTTCTATTGATGGAAACCTAGAAAATACTACACCTGGCTCTGGTATTGATCGAATTGCTGGAATGACAGATACACATGGACATGTTAGAAGTTTTAGAGGTATTACTGTTTCTAATCCTCCTTTAGATGGCCAACCAATTGATATTTGTTACAATAGGGATATTAGTGGTTCTCCTTATGCTTTACAAGTTTATGGAAATTTAACAATAGACCGAGGAAATAATGATGCATCAGGAAATATCGATTTATCAGGTGGAGATATAAATTTTTATTTAAATAATAATAAAAATGCATATATTCATTCCAATGGAGATGCCTCTTTTAATGGACATGTTACTATTTATGATTTAAGTGTAATAAATGTTATGACTGTTGGAACATCAACTACATATATCGATACGAATGATGTTTCTACTAATAATTTGAAAGCTAATAATGTAAATGCTGGTTTTGTTATTGTAGATAATTCTCTTAATACTTCCTTTATTTATTCTCCTATGGTGGAAGATTTAACAATACAAGCAGGAACATCCGGAACTGCAAATGTAGAATTTGTAGCAAATAAAGTAATAATTAACGATTTATCTGTAAATGATATTTGTGCCAACAGTATCAATTTGAATGTTGCTATTTTTAACAATATTACTACAACAGATTTAAGTGTTAATAATCATGCTTCTATTTTTGATTTAAGCGTTACAAATCTATTAAATGTTGGTGATGTAACTATAACTCAATCTCAAGTTCAAACAAATACTCTTAGATCTACAAATACTAATCCTTTAACTATACAAGGAGGTTTAGGAGGACAAAACATAATTCTACAAGCTGGAACTGTAAATATGCGTGATAATGTATCCCTTGTAACTATAAGTGATTTATCTGTTAATGATATTAGTGCTGGACAAATTGATGTTACTAATATAGATGTTTCAATGATAACTAATTCTGGTAAAATTACTACCACTGACTTAAGTGTTAATACTCATGCTTCTATTTTTGATTTAAGTGTAATCAATTTAATGACTGTAGGTAATGATATTTCTTTAACAAATGGAACAGTAACCTCTACCCTGGTAGATTGTTCTAATATATCAGTTTCAAATAACGGAAGATTTATTAATGATGTATCGGTTAACAATATTTTAGAGGTTGGACTTAATACTATTACTTATGATTTAAGTGTTAATCGTCATGCTTCTATTTATGATTTAAGTGTTGTTAATTTCATGACTATAGGAACCTCAACTACTACTATTGATACTAATAGTATTAATGCTACATCTGGTTATTTTAACGACATTAGTGTAAATGATTTAAGTGTTAACTCACTAAAAGTAAAATCTTTAGAAATTGCTAGTCAATTAATATTACAAGATTTAAGTGTTAATAATTCTGCTTCTTTTAATGATGTAAGTATTAATACATTACAAGTGGATAATATTG